ATGGGCGGGCGGGGATCGGGCAAGACCTTCGCGGGCGCGCATTGGCTGGCGAATGAGGCGAGGACGAACGACCTGACCCTGGCGCTGGTCGGGCCTACGTTGCACGACGTGCGTGAGGTGATGGTGGAGGGGCCGTCCGGCGTCAAAGCACTTTGGCGCGGCGAGGGACGCCCGCGCTGGGAGGCCGGGCGACGGCGGCTGGTGTTTCCGGGCGGGACCGTCGCCTATGCCTTCTCCGCCGAGGATCCGGACAGTCTGCGCGGGCCGCAGTTTCATGCGGCGTGGGCCGACGAACTCTGTGCGTGGCGAAAGCCGGACGAGGTGCTGGCCAATTTGAGGATGGGGTTGAGGCTGGGCGAGCGGCCGCGGCTGACGGTGACCACGACCCCCCGGCCGATCGCGGCGTTGAGGCGGTTGTTGGCGGAGCCCGCGCTGGTCCGTGAAGTGGCGCCCACAGCGGCCAATTCGGCGAACCTGTCGCCCGGGTTCCTTGCGCATCTGAGGTCGCTGTACGGCGGGACGCGGCTGGAGGCGCAGGAGCTGGAAGGGGTCATCGTCGAGAGCGACGGCGCCCTGTTCCGCATCGAGGACCTGAGGCGGGCGCGAGGCGCCAGGCCGGCACGGATGGATCGGGTCGTGGTGGCGGTCGATCCGCCGGCCACGGCGCACGGCGACGCCTGCGGGATCGTGGTGGTGGGGCGGAGGGACGAACAGGCCTTCGTGCTGGAGGACGCCACGGTGCGCGGGCGTTCGCCGGCGGGGTGGGCCGCGCACGTCGCCGCCACGGTGGTCAGGCATGACGCGCAGACGGTGGTGGCGGAGTCCAATCAGGGCGGCGAGATGGTGCGGACCCTGCTGGCGCAGGCGGGCTGCGCGGCGCCGATCCGGCTGGTCTGGGCCGGGCGGGCCAAGCGGGCGCGGGCCGAGCCGGTGGCGGCCCTTTATGAGCAGGGTCGGGTCGTTCACTGCGGCGAGTTCCCGGCCCTGGAAGAAGAGATGATGGCGCTGGGCGAGGGCGGGGCGAGCCCGGACAGAGCCGACGCCTTGGTGTGGGCGGTGACCCACCTGCTGGTCGAGGCGCGGCGGGCGGGACCGCGCGTGCGGACCTTCTGAGAGAACGAGAGGACATGCGGATGTGGAACCCGTTGCGGCCGCGGCCGCCGGAGGCGAAGGCGAGCCGCACCGGCGCGATCATGGCGCTGACCGGGGCGGGGCGGCCGCGGTGGACGCCGCGCGACTATGCCCATCTGGCCAGCGAGGGGTTCGGCAAGAACGCCGTCGCCTATCGCTGCGTGCGCATGGTGGCGGAGGCGGCGGCGTCGACGCCGCTGGTCGTTTTCCGCGAAGGCGTGCGGGCGGAGACGGACGATCCGGTCGCGCGGCTGCTGGACCAGCCGAACGCGGAGCAGTCGGGCGTGGAGTTCCTTGAAGGGCTGCATGCCCAGCTGCAGACGGCGGGCAACGCTTATGTCGAGGCGGTGGGCGACGCGGCGCCGGAGGAGCTGTGGGCGCTGCGGCCCGATCGGATGAAGGTCGTGCCCGGGCGGGGCGGCTGGGCCGACGCCTGGGAATATTCCGTGGACGGACGCTCGGTGCGGATCGCGCGGGCGGCCGACGGCTGGGCTCCGGTGATGCAGCTGAAGCTGTTTCACCCGACGGACGATCATTACGGGCTCTCGCCCTTGGAGGCGGCGGCCTTCGCCATCGACGTGCACAATGCGTCGGGGGCCTGGAACAAGGCGCTGCTGGACAATGCGGCGCGGCCGTCGGGGGCCCTGGTGTTCGGGGCGAAGGACGGAGAGCGGCTGACGGCCGAGCAGTTCGACGCCCTGAAGGCGGAGATGGTCGAGGCGCACATGGGGGCGGCGAACGCCGGACGGCCTCTGCTGCTGGAAGGCGGGCTGGACTGGAAGCCCATGAGCTGGACGCCCGCCGACATGGACTTCATCGCCGGCAAGCACGCGGCGGCGCGCGAGATCGCGCTGGCGTTCGGCGTGCCCCCGCAGCTGTTGGGCATCCCCGGCGATGCGACCTACGCCAACTATCGCGAGGCCAACCAGGCCTTCTGGCGCGGGACGGTCGTTCCGCTGGTGCGGAAGACGGCGGCGGCCCTGACGGGGTGGCTGGGCGGCCGGTTCGCGGGGGTGCGGATCGCGCCGGATCTGGACCAGGTCCCTGCGCTGTCGGGTGAGCGCGACGCGCTTTGGGCCCGGCTGGAGGCGGCCAGCTTCCTGACGCCGGAGGAAAGGCGGGCGATGGCGGGGCTGGGGGCATGAGCGAAGGGCGCAGGTGGCCGGTGGCCCTGATCAGCGCGCTGGCGGTGCAGACGGTCGGCGGGCTGGTGTGGGCCGGAGGGGCGGCGGCCCGGATCGGGGCGCTGGAGCAGCGGGTCGACGAGCAGCGGCTGGTGGCCGAGCGGCTGGCGCGGTTGGAGGAGCAGGGAGTCGCGACGCGGCGGGCGCTGGAGCGGATCGAGCGGAGGCTGGAGGGCGGATGACGAGCGCGGTCGTCGACGCAGGACTGCTGATCGAGGGTCATGCCTCGCTGTGGGGCATGGCCGATCTGAACGGGGACGTGGTGGCGCGCGGCGCCTTCGCGACCAGCCTGGCCAAGGGCGGCGTCGGCGCGGTGAAGATGCTGCACCAGCACGAGGGCCGGGCCCCCGTGGGGGTGTGGGACGAGGTGCGCGAGGACGAGGTCGGGCTGTTCGTGCGGGGACGGATCTTCGACTGGTCGCCCGAGGCGCGGTTCGCGCGGGCGTTGAGCCGGGCGGGGGCGATGGACGGGCTGTCGATCGGGTTCTGCAGCGTGCGGGCGCGGCGCGAGGGGCGGCTGCGCGTGCTGGTCGAGGTGGACCTGTGGGAGGTCTCGCTGGTGACCTTCCCGATGCTGCCGGGGGCGAGGTTCAGGTGCGCCGCCGGCTAAGACCCCGCGCGATCGACTCCACGGCGGTCTTCTGCAGCGCCATGCGGGCGGTCCAGAACACGACGATCCCGGCGAAGATGAAGGGCAGGTCCGCCAGGAAGACGAGTATGCCGAACAGGACGCCGGCGAGGACGACGACGCCGACGCGGACGGTGGCGAGATCGGCCTCCGTCGGCTCGCCGGGGTCAAGGGGTGGCGGGGCCTCGAGGCCGCGGCCGAAGACGGCCTGCGCGGCGAGCCCGGAATGAGCGCGCGCCTGCTTCGGCGCCGCGTCGGCCTTCTTGCCGAAGAGCACGTCCAAAGCGACGTTGGAAGGCGCCTCCGGCGCCGGGACGCGCGGCGCGTGATCGGAGGGATCCGGGTTTGCCTGGAGGCGACGCAGCGGGCTGGCCTCGCGGAGCGCGTCGGCGCGGTCGCGCAGGTCGTAGGGGACCGGATGGCCGTCGTCGCGGAGGCGGAAGACCTGGTCGACGACGTCGCCCGTCAGGTCGACGCGGGTCAGGTCCTGGCCGTAGGCGTCGCCGTGCAGGGCGATCAGGCGGCCGTTCACGAGCTCGGCCTGGAAGGCGATCGGGTGCTCGAGGTGGTCGATCTGGACGTGGATCGTGCCGAGGCGGCCGTGGGTCACCTCGGGCGGGTTCGGGCGCTGGCGGTCGACGATGGTCTCGGTGAGGAAGACCGGACCCTGGACGCGGCGCTGGCCGGGCAGGCTCTCGGCGATCTGGCCGGCGAGGTCGGGCGCGACGGCGGACAGCTCCCACGCAAGGCCGTCAAGCGCGGCGCGTTCGAGAGGGGTGAAGGCGTCGCGCATCGGCGCACCCTAACCGGGAACGGCGGGGATTGAGAAGGTCGGCGCTCCGCATCGCCGGGGCGCCCCCACCCGGTCGCTGCGCGACCACCCTCCCCTCAAGGGGAGGGAAACGACGGCGGGCCACAGATCGGGCCGCCCTTTTCTGAAGCTGGAGCACAGATGAAAGAGACCAAGCAGGTCTCGGGTTCGCCCGAGGCGGGGAATGCGCTGCACGCGGTGATGGCGGCGTTCGAGGCGTTCAGGGACGCGAACGACCAGCGGCTGGCGGAGATCGAGCGGAAGTCGGCGGCGGACGCGTTGCTGGAGGAGAAGGTGGCGCGCATCGACGCGGCGGTGGCCGGGGCGCAGGCGCGGCTGGATCGCGTGGTGTCGGAGGCGCGGCGGCCGGAGCTGGAGGTCAAGGGCCCGGCGCCGCGCGGCGACGGCGGCGGCTTCGCAGACTACATGCGGTCGGGGTTCGGGCTGGAGGTGAAGGCGGGCCTTTCGACGGCGTCGAACTCGGCCGGGCACGTCGTGCCGGAGCAGACCGAGCGGGCGATCGAGCGGCGGCTGATGGCGGCCAGCCCGATGCGGGAGATCGCCACGGTGCGAACGGTGGCGTCGGGCGCGTTCAAAAAGCCGGTGTCGATCGCCGGGATCGAAGCCGGCTGGGTGGCCGAGACGGCGGCGCGGCCGGAGACCGAGCCGGCGACGCTGGCGCTGCTGGAGTTTCCGTCGGCCGATCTGTACGCCTGCCCGGCGGCGACGCAGGCGCTGCTGGACGACGCGCTGGTGGATCTGGACGACTGGCTGGCGAGCGAGGTCGAGGACGCCTTCGCCGCGCAGGAAACGCAGGCCTTCGTGGCCGGCGACGGGGTCAACAAGCCCAGGGGCTTTCTGGCCTATGACGCGGTGGCCGACGCCGACGCGGAGTGGGGCGAGATCGGTTACGTCGCCTCCGGCGCGGCCGGCGCCTTCGCGAGTGCCAGCCCGGTCGATCGGCTCATCGACCTGATCTACGCGCCCAAGGCCCAGTACCGGCCGAACGGGCGGTTCGTGATGAACCGCAAGACGGTGTCGGCCGTGCGCAAGTTCAAGGACGCGGACGGGAACTACGTCTGGCAGCCGGCGGGACGACCGGGCGAGACGGCGTCGCTGCTGGGCTATCCGGTCACCGAGATCGAGACCATGCCGGACGTGGCGGCGAACAGTCTGTCGATCGCGTTCGGCGACTTCCAGAAGGGCTATCTGATCGTCGACCGGGCGGGCGTGCGGGTGCTGAGGGACCCGTACTCGGCCAAGCCGTACGTGCTGTTCTACACCACGAAGCGCGTGGGCGGCGGGGTGCAGAACTTCGACGCGATCAAGGTGATGAAGTTCGCCGCGAGCTGACGCTCGCGCGGGCTCAGGCAGCAGTCGGTAGTCGTCAGGGCGGCGGGCGGCAGGGGCGCCCTACCGACTGCCCCTGACGCCTACCGCCTCGTTTTCCAGACAATCGAGGTGTCCAGATGACCGCACCGGTGAGCCTCAACGAGGCGAAGACGTTCCTGCGCGTCGAGCATGAGGCGGAGGATGGGCTGATCCAGACCCTGGTCGACGCCGCGCGGGCGCGGGTGGAAGGGGAGGTGGGGTTGAGCCTGACCTCCACCTCACCTGCGCCGCTGCGGCTGGCGGTGCTGATGCTGGCGCTGCGGGCCTATGAGCGGGGCGAGAGGGAGATGCCGGTCGCCCCGGTCGAGGCGTGGATCGCGCCCTATCGCGTGGTGCGGCTGTGAGGGCGCTGGCCGGACTGTTCGAGGCAGAAGAGGCCGAGACGCCGTATGGCGGGATGGCCGTCAGCTATGAACCGTTGGGGCATGCGTGGCTGAAGCTGGGCGCGCGCAGGCGGCGGGTGCGGACGGAGGCGGGGCGCGCCGCTTCGGTCGAGACGACGACGGCGGAGACGCGGGTCGATCCGCGGCTGAGGCCGGGGCGGGTGCTGCGCTTCGGCGGGGCGGACTGGACGATCGTCTTCGTGGAGGTTGAGGCCGAACGGCCGGGCCGGGCGAAGCTGAGTCTGGAGCGTCGCCGATGAGCGCTCACGAGACGGGCCTGACCAAGGCGGTGATCGCGCGGCTGAAGTCTGATGCGGGCGTGGATGCGCTGCTCGCCGGTCGGGTGTGGGACGAAGCGCCGGTCGGCGCGGCGCTGCCCCACGTCCGGATCGGGCGCGGCGAGAGCCGGCCGGTGGGGGCCGACGGCTGCGGGGTCGAGCAGTCGCTGACCCTGACGGCGGTCAGCGGCTTCCGCGGAGCCGAGGAGGCGCGGGCGATCCTGGCGGCGGTGCGGGCGTGTCTGAACGACGCGGCGCTGGAGGCCGACGGGGTGCGGACGGTGAGCGCCCGGGTGACCTTCTCGGAGGTGTTTTCGAGCCCCGACGTCGCGCGCCGATATGCGGTGATGCGGCTGAGGGCGGTGACGGAGGAGACGGACTGATGGCCGCGCAAGCCGGCAAGGACATGCTGCTGAAGATTTCGGACGGGGCGGGCGGGTTCACGACCGTGGCCGGGCTGAGGGCGCGGACGATCGCCCTGAACGCGCGGACGGTGGACGCCACCGACGCGGACTCGGCCGGGCGATGGCGCGAGCTGCTGGCCGGCGCGGGGGTGAAGTCGGCGGCGGTCAGCGGGACCGGCGTGTTCCGCGACGCGGCCTCGGACGCCCTGATCCGCGAGGCCTTCTTCTCGCAGGCGGCGGAGACCTGGCGTCTGATCGTGCCGGACTTCGGCGTGCTGGAGGGGTCGTTCCTGGTCGCCGCGCTGGAATACGCCGGCGAGCACGAGGGGGAGGCGAGCTTCGCGCTGAGCCTGGCGAGCGCGGGGGAAGTGACGTTCGGGGCGGTCTAGGCGGGCTGGGGCGACGGCTCCTTGCCGCGAGCGGGGCCCCACTGATTTTCGTCGGGCTTGCCGGGCCAGATCAGCAGCAGGACGAAGATGAGACCCCAGGTGAGAGCCCCAGTCATCCAGACCGGAACGGCACCGCTCCCGGACAGAAAATAGATCAGCAGGAACGGCAGACCGAGCACCAGATAAATGAGCCAGAAGGCGATCGCCGTGTGACCGACGTCGTGAGCCCGACGCGGCAGCGCCGTGAAGAGGAACCAGAGGCTGTAGACGGCGCCGGCGATGCCGAAGCCTTGCTTCAACGCCGACGCATCGGTCAGCCGTTCTGCAAGCTCGAACACGGCGAGGCCCGAGGCCGCGACGAAAAACCAGACCCGACCGCTACGGCCGTTGGGGTTCAGGAAATCGGGCCGTGTTCCCATGCCGCCGAGGATATCAGCAGGCGAGCGACCGGCAAGTTTCAAGGGAGCAGAGGCCATGAACAGGGCACGGGGCGAGGCCACGGTGAAGCTGGCCGGGGCCGATCGGAGGCTGTGTCTGACGCTGGGGGCGTTGGCGGAGATCGAGGGGGCGCTGGGTCTGGAGGGGCCGGGCGCCCTGGCCGAGCGGATGCGCAGCCTGTCGGCGCGGGATCTGGCGGCGGTGCTGGCGGCGCTGTTGCGGGGCGGGGGCGAGGCGGCGTTCGCGAGCGAGCTGGATCGGGCGGCGGTGACGCCGGTGGAGGCGGCGCAAGCCGTGGCGGCGGCATTCGCGGCGAGCGCGTGAGCTGGGCCGCAATGCTGCGGACGGCGATGGCGCTGGGGGTGCCGCCGGACGCGTTCTGGCGGTTGTCGCTGAAGGAGTGGCGGATGCTGACGGAGCGGGCCGGGGCGCCGACGCTGGGTCGCGACGGGCTGGAGGCGCTGATGGCGCGGTGGCCGGACGAGGTGAACAGATGACGGACGCGTTCGGAGACATTCCGCGCCGGACGGCGGAGGCTCAGGCCGCGCTGGAGGCCTTGCGGGAGCCGGCGGAGCGGACGGCGGGGGCGATCGAGGCGGCGTTCGGGCGCGCGGGCGAGCGGCTGGCGGGGTCGCTGGCGCGGGCGGCGGCGGACGGGGAGATCACCCTGCAGGAGCTGGCGCGCGCCGTGCTGGGCGCGGTCAATGCGGCAGCGGGCGCGGGGCTCGGGCAGGCGATCACGCAGGCCGTCGGCGGGCTGTTCCGGGGCTCGCGGGCCGACGGCGGACCGGTGAGCGCGGGCGGCGCCTATCTGGTCGGAGAACGTGGGCCGGAAGTGTTCCGTCCGTCGACGGGCGGAGAGATCGGACCGGCCGCCGCTGCGCCGGTGACGGTGAACGTCACGGTGCAGGGCGGCGCAGAGACCCTGTTGCGGAGCGAGGCGCAGGTGGCGCAGGCGCTGGCGCGCGCGGTGGCGCTGGGAGCCCGCAGGCTCTGA